ACCCGCTAGGTGGCACAGCGGAGGGCAATGCCCCTCCCCTTTGCCTCTATAGTGATTTCAGTTCACCACCCGAACCCGATGATCGCCACCGCCTTCCACGACATCTGCGACAACGAACTGATCGCTGAACTGATGGAACTGTGGGAGCAGACCCCCACCCGTGAGAGCAAGCGCACTGCCCGTTTGATTCAGCAGGAACTGGGGCGCCGCCAGGATCGCCGCCAACTCCTAGAGGACAACTTCGCCTGGGGGTGATCCCCGCCCCGTGCTACAATTCTCTCAACCGCAGCAGACCGATGACCGTGACCCTGACCCCCATCTCTGCCAAGGCGAAGAACCGCCTGGCAAACCAGATGGGAGGCAACCCCCTGGTGACCGTGGAGCAGCGTGATGCCAACGACCTATTCTGCGTTTCCGCTGACGGCAACTGGTGCGCCTGGGTGAATTGCCTGACCGATCCGAACTGGGCAGTTCACTTCTGATCCGTGCTATAGTATCCAAGCAACCAACCAAACATCATGACCCGCTACGACGTGATCTGCCCCTCCGCTCCCTGGGAGAACACCACCATGGCCGCCGAGGACCGTGCCTTTGACCTCTGCTACTCCCTCTCTGAGGAATACGGGTACGCTGAGGTCCGCTGCAACGGGATGGTGATCGGAGAATACACGGAGGGGCGCTGACCCCCCATTCCGTGCTACAATTCACAAGCAACCAAGCAACCGACTCATGATCATCAAGCAAATCGGCAGCAACCAAACCGAGGTCATGCTCGCTGACGGAACTGAGGTTTTGATCTCCTACGTGACCCCTGTTGCTGCCCGCATCCCTGGGCGGGGATGGGTTCGCACCGCTCACAAGTGGAGCGCCACCACCACCAAGCATATCAACCGCTGGTTGCTTGATAAGGTGGGGCGCCTGGACTGCATCCCCGCTGTTGATCAATGGGAGATCGACAAACTGATCGCATTCTGATCTGACGGGGGGCGATGCCCCCCAATCCGTGCTACAGTACCCCAGACAACCGCAACCGATCCGATGGCACTCCTGAGCATGGCAACCGATCTCACCACCCGCCAGACGATCTGGGTGGGCACCAAGGTGAGCAACCTCCCCAAATGGACCGGCACAGAATGGGAAGTGAAGCAGGGGCATCAGGCAAACTCTCATACCCGTGGATGGCAGGATGATGGGTTGCTTGCTGCTGAGTTGGCGGACCTGCACACCGATGGCAAATCCCGCCCCTGCCCGCTCTCCGGTTGGCGCTCTGCTCAAAGGGGTTGACCCCCTGCCGCTGATCGACTACAATTCACAAGCAACCAAGCAACCCAACCGATGACCCTCTACAACATCGTTCGCTCCTATGCCCCCCACCTTGAGAAGCGGGATCGGATCGTCCAACGTGGTCTGACCCTTGAGCAGGCACAAGCACACTGCCGCAACCCTAAGACCCGCAAAGCAGGCGAATGGTTCGACGGTTACTCTGAGGCATGATCCAACGGGGGGCACCTTGACGGATGCCCCCTCTACCGACTACAATTCACAAGCAACCGCCACCGCACCATGATCACCACCATCATCCGCACTGCCGTTCGCTCTGCTCTGATCAGCAACGGACCCATGACCTGCTCCGATCTGGTTCGCTCCCTGGGCATGGATCCCCGCCGCCACAAAGGCACCATCCATGCCGTGATGGTGGATATGGAGAACGACGGCATCATCGATGCGATCCGCCTGAGCAACGGCAAGCGGGATCAATGGTTCATCTACCCCGCAGCAATCCGCAAGCGTGACCGCATGGTTGCCGCTCTGGTGGGTTGACACCTGCCGCCCAACCGACTACAATTCACAAGCAAACCGCAACCAACCTCATGGCACTCACCACCATCAACGGCGCCGAGTTCACCATCACCCGCCTGCCCGTGGCACACGGTGCCGCTGCCCTTCGTTGGGCAGATCGCATCAAGGGCGGCAGCACCCGCGTTCGCACCCATGGCGGAGCAGCAGGCAGCAGCAGCACCCGCATGAGCACCACCGCCAGCGCCCTGGGCGACGTGAAGTGACAGTTCGGGGGGTGGCACACCCACCCCCCATTCGTTCGTGAGAACAGCAGTATTGTGGGGGTCGGGGTCCGTTGCGGCGGGGCGCCGTGGCTAAAAACCGATGGATCCCTCAATCTATAAAGTGTTACCCAAGCAAGACTTATATTTCACTCAAAGTAAAAAAATTTCTCCCATAAAAATTTCTCCAAATAAGTTGATTATAATTATTAAAGTTACTATATAAAACGAAATGTAAATTAATAAATGAAAAAAAATCTTGATGAAAATCGCCAACTACTACAAGTTGATCCAGTAAGTGGGGAGTATTATCTGATTATTCCTGAATGTATTGTGAATGAATTTTCGTGGTATGAAGATACTGAAATAATATTAAAAACCGATGGGGATGAATTAATTCTGAGTGAAAATAAAGATTGAGCGCATTTGACTTTTCATACATAATACTGTATAATACTGAAGTAAAATTATTCCTATTATGGCTAAAGGATTCACTGTAAAAGCAAAGACTCCAATTGCATCGGGTTCGTCTGAACCAGAATTCGATTATGAAGCGGCACGTGAGATTATTCGTGGCAAATCAATCGTTTTCTGTTTACCTGGAAGAGGAGTTTCTTACACATATTTAAAAAATTTCGTTCAGCTTTGTTTTGATCTTGTACAGAACGGTGCAAGTATTCAAATTTCACAAGATTACAGTTCCATGGTTAATTTTGCCCGTTGCAAATGCCTTGGAGCAAACGTACTTAGAGGTCCTGATCAACTTCCATGGGACGGTAAGTTACAATATGATTATCAACTTTGGATTGATTCGGATATTGTTTTCAATACTGAATCATTCTACAGATTAGTTCTCATGGACAAGGATATTGCGGCAGGGTGGTATGTAACTGAAGATGGTCACACCACGTCTGTTGCTCACTGGTTGGACGAAGAAGATTTCCGTGGTAATGGTGGTGTAATGAATCACGAAACCGTGGAAACTATTTCTAAGCGTCGTAAACCATTTACAGTTGATTATACCGGATTTGGTTGGTTGCTGATTAAAAACGGTGTATTTGAACATACCGAAATGAAGTATCCTTGGTTTGCACCTAAAATGCAAGTCTTTGAATCTGGTGAGGTTCAAGACATGTGTGGAGAAGATGTATCATTCTGCCTAGATGCAAAAGAAGCAGGATTTGAAATTTGGTGCGATCCTCGCATCAGAGTTGGTCACGAAAAAACAAGAGTTATTTGATACGATGGCAGACAAGTACGATATTTTCTGTAAGGGACGTAAAATTTACACTAATCTTACAGAGGAAGAGTATTTTGATATTATGGAGGATTTGGCAGATGAGTTTTATCGGTCAAATTCTCCAAATCCAGACGAAATTGAAACTGAAATTATAGGAGAATAAACATGGCAGTAAAGGTAAAGGGTGGACTGAATAAGAGCAGTTCTTATATTCCTGGTCCACCAAAGAGAAGTCGGCAAGGAGATGGGGATGGTACTAAGTACTCAGCTACGTCTCGCAATAAAGCTCGTAAGCCTTATAGAGGACAGGGCAAATAATCAAAAATGATTCAATTAAATCCTACAATCCCAGTCATTACCCCTAAAGGTAGTGGTTGGGCATTTTTTTTAATCGACCGATCTCAAGAACATGACCTAGAATGGGTCGTTTTTCTCGATGAAGGTGGTATTTGTTGGACTTTTCGCAATAAAGACATCCGAATTCAAGAAAATGACACTTTTTCTCGTAAAAACATCATGGATTTTTCAAAATAAATAGATTTTTCGGATCTTTGTGTATTGAAACAGTTTTCGATGGGCAATCACCTACTCTTAGAGGTGTATGATGTTGATTTTGAGGCGATTAACGACGTAGAATCGCTTCAAAATGCCATGATATGTGGTATTAAACGTGCAAACATGACTATTTTGAACGTTTTTTCACATTGTTTTATTCCTCAAGGATGTACAATTGTAATTGCACTTGCAGAAAGTCATGTCTCGTGCCATACTTGGCCCGAAAACGGGTGTTTGGCAATAGATGTGTATACTTGCGGTGAAGGAAACCCAAAACTAATTGCTATTGAGATGTTAAAATACCTAAATTCCGATAATTATAATTTAAGATACCTTTATCGTTAAATAATGGTAGGGGAGATAGCAACCTCCTTCCAAAAAAAGTTCTGTTTTTAACAAAACAGGAGCTAAAATGTCAAATTTACCAGTAGATAGAAGTAAAGACTACATGCATCAAATGTGGGGAACCACAAAACTCATAACCGATTACGAAGTCTTTACTGAAAAGAAAAAAGTAATTCAAGAAATCATGCATGATGATATTGAAAAAAACAAATTTAGTTTATCAGAAAAATCTCATGAATTTATCAGAAATGATAATGACTATGATGATTGGGATTATGGAACTGAACCAATTTACGGACGTCCTTGGTCCTAATATAAATAACAAAAAGTATATGACCTAATACGTTAATGGCAATAACGAGAGTATCAAAAGGATTTAAGGATATTAGTCTGTCTTTTGACATGCACCCTATTACCAAAGATATTCTCGTCTTAACTAACGAAGTTGCGATTAAGAAATCAATCAGAAATATTATTCAAACAATTCCATCTGAAAGATTTTTTAATCCTTTATTTGGATCTCAAATAAGACCTACTTTATTTGAATTTATAGATTTTGGTACTGCTTCAATATTAAAAAGTTATGTTGAACTTGCCATATCTAACTTTGAATCACGTGTTACTGATGTTGAAGTTGAAGTTACACCATATCCGGACACAAATTCTTTTGAAATTATCGTCTATTTTACTATTATTGGCGAAGATACACCAAAACAAACATTCACCTACATTTTAGAGGCAATTAGATAAAATGCCTTTTACCAGATTTGCTAATCTAGATTTCGATGAAATTAAAACATCAATAAAAGATTACCTTAGGTCAAACTCTAATTTTACTGATTTTGACTTTGAAGGATCCAATTTTTCTGTTTTAATAGATATTTTAGCATATAATACTTACATAACAGCATTTAATGCAAATATGGTTGTAAATGAATCTTTTTTAGATTCGGCAACTGTAAGAGAAAACGTCGTTTCTTTGGCAAGAAACGTAGGTTATGTTCCTAGATCAAGAAGATGTTCAAGAGCAGTCATATCATTTGATGTTAATTTAGGAGTCCCAGTTACTGCACCAACTCAACTTATACTTAAATCTGGTTTAGTTTGTATTGCACCAACCGATAATAGCTCATACGTATTTTCTATACCAGAAAATATTATTACAACAGTTGATGCAGATTCTGCAATAGCTTCTTTTACGGATATAGAAATTTATCAGGGAAATTTAATAACTCAACAATTTGCAAATATTTCTACATTAAATTATAAATTTATTTTAACTAATGCGAATATTGATACCAGTACTATTGTAGTCAAAGTAAATGGTATTCAATATAATATGATTGATAATATCACAGAAGTTAATGATACATCCGAAATTTATTTAATACAGGAAATAGAAGATAATAGATATCAAATTATATTTGGAGATGGAATTTTAGGAAAAAAATTAGAAGGTGGATCAACGGTAGATGTTAGTTATATAATTACTGATGGAAAAGGTGGAGATGGTCCATCTTTATTTTCCTTTTCTGGAATTTTGACAAATAATTTAGACCAAATTCAAACTCCTACAGCACCAATTTCAATAACAACAGTTTCTTCTGCTACTGGAGGTAATGATCTAGAATCAATTGATTCTATTAAATATTTTGCTCCAAGATTATATTCTTCTCAATATAGAGCAGTTACTTCAGTTGATTATGAATCCATAGTTAAATTTATCTATCCAGAAGCTGAAGCAGTAACTGTTATAGGTGGAGAAATTATGGATCCTCCACAATATGGCAATGTTTTTATAAGTATTAAACCAAAAGATTCTTATAGATTATCCGATTTTACAAAAAGTGATATTCTTAAAAAAATAAAAAAATATGGTGTGATAGGAATAAATCACCAAATAATGGATCTTAAGGTTCTCTACGTAGAAATTGATAGCTCTATCTACTACAATCCAAATAGAATTTTGAATTCTTCAATATTAAAAGAAAAGGTATTGACATCTTTGGAATCTTATGCGAAATCTATAAATTCCACAAAAACATCAGGAAGATTTAGATATAGTAAAGTTGTTCAATTGATTGATAGTGTTGATTCATCTATAACATCTAATATTACCAAAATTAAAATGAGACGCAATTTAAATTGCGTTTTAAATAATTTTGCACAATATGAATTGTGTTTTGGAAATCAATTCCACAAAGAAATTGGAAAATATAATATTAAAAGTACTGGATTTACTATTTTGGGCGAAACTGGAACATGTTTCTTTGTTGATGTTGCCACAAGCAGTGATATTGGAGATTTAACCATAGTTAAACCTTTGGAAGATTTAAAAACTTTTCAAATAGTTAAAAAATCAATTGGAACTGTCAACTATAAAACGGGAGAAATATTAATTAATACAATCAATATAACATCAACAAATTTAAATAATGGTGTGATAGAAGTTCAAGCATATCCAGAGTCTAATGATATTATAGGGTTAAGAGATTTGTATGTTATTTTTGATGTTAACTCCAGTTCAAATGGCATAAATATGCTAAGAGATACTATTGTTTCTGGCGAACAAATTTCTGGAGTCGATTTTCCAGTAACATCAAGTTATTCAAACGGTAAAATAACGAGGTAATATGATATCAACAAATTTTGAGAGTAGAATAAAGATAAATCAAATTATTGATAATCAAATACCAGAATTTATTTTAGAAGAAAATCCTAAATTCTTAGAATTTTTGCGCCAATATTACATTTCTCAAGAATTTGAGGGCGCTCCAACAGATTTAATAGAAAATTTAGATCAATATTTAAATGTTGATTATTTGAACGATAAATTAGTTTCTGGTGAAATTTATTTGTCATCCAATATAACAGTAGATTCAAAGTCAATAACAGTTTCTTCAACAAAAGGATTTCCAAAAAAATATGGTTTATTAAAAATTGATGATGAAATTGTTACTTATGAAGAAATTGACAATAATACCTTTTTAGGATGTTCTCGCGGATTTTCTGCAGTAACTTCCTTTAATGATCCACAAAATCCAGAAGAATTAATTTTTTCTTCATCTCAAGCAACTTTACATAAATCTGGATCAGTTGTTACTAACTTGAGTTCTTTATTTTTAAAAGAATTTTATAAAAAATTAAAGTATCTTTTTGCTCCAGGATTTGAAGATTTTGAATTTTCACCAGAGTTAAATATCAACACTTTTATTTCAAAAATAAAATCTTTTTATCAATCAAAGGGAACCGACGAATCAATAAAAATTCTTTTTAAAGTATTATACAACGAAACTCCAAAAATTATAAATCTAGAAAATTTCCTATTAAAACCATCTGATGCAGAATATCTTCGCAGAAGTGTAGTTGTATGCGATTTAATAACAAAAGGTGCAAATCCATTTAAATTGGTTGGTCAACAAATAAAAAGTAATGACGGAAGTTTTTCAGGTCCAATATCAAAAGTAGACATATCAACAAAAAATAATAAAACAGTTTATAAAATTCATTTATTTTATGGATATGGTGATGATGATTTAATTGAAGGTAATTTTGTAATTACTCCAAAATCTAAAATCACAGATTCTGTTTTGGCAGGAGCATCAACCATTAGTGTTGATTCGACTGTGGGATTTAAAAATTCTGGAACATTTGTATGTGATGGTCAAGAAATTACATATCAAAGTAAGAGTGTTAATCAACTTTATGGTTGTACCGGAGTTTTAAAATCAATAAATTCTGGAAAAGATTTATATTTTAAAGATTATGTAGTATATGGATATGAGGATGGAGATACTTCTAAAAAAATAGAATTTATTGTTATTGGATCACTATATGATGTTGAAGGAATCGAAAATTTTAATTTATTAAAATCAAACGATACGGTTAATTTGGGTCAATTTGGCGAAGATATTAGATTTGATGTTCAAAATAAAACTACAAAAGAATATGCTTTTAATTCTTGGGTTTATAACATTAGAACCAGTTATGATGTTCAATTTTTTACTCTAGGAAGTCCGGTAATAAATGTTTACGAAAATCCCCATCCAAGTAGTTTAAAAACAAATGATATTGTTGACATTTTGTTAAAAGATACCGAAATGGTAGTTTTAAATGATGTTGTTGTTAATTCCATTTCAAATAATGCGATAACTTTGGATACTTCAATATCTGGGGTTTTACCACAACAAAAAATAGCAATAAGAAGAAAATATAACTACGCATCTAGTTCTACTATACCATTAAAATATCAAAATATATTAGCAAATGTTCAAAATACATATGTGCATGAAAATGACATGTACGTTGCATCAAATTCTTTACCACCAAGAGAAATAACCTTAAATATTAAAGAATCTTCAAAAACTATATCAAATGCCCAAGATGCAAATGAATTTTTTGATGGAATTTTGGGAGGTAAATATACAATATTATCTTTTGCTAATGAAGTTCCATTTTTAACTGGAGATGTAGTTAAATATTTTTATACCACATCTTCACCCATAAATGGATTGCAAAATAATTTAGAATTTTATGTTGAAGTTTTGCCACAAAAAAATAAAATAAGATTATATTCTGCTATTTCTTTTTTACCCGTAAAAGATTTTTTAAGATTTGATAAAAATACTCAAATTGGGAAGCACAGATTTGTTCTTATTCAACATGCGTCACAAGTTATAAATCCATCCAATTCTCTTAAAAAAATTTCGTTAAGTCAAGATTTTAATTCTGATGAAGTACAAATAGAAACAGAACCTGGTGTAATTGGAACGTTAATTAATGGTGTAGATATTATCAATTATAAATCGACTGATAGGGTTTATTATGGACCATTAGAAAGAATTGATGTTTCAAATCCTGGTTTTGATTATAATGTAATTAATCCCCCCCAAGTTGAAATTACTTCACCGAATACTGGTATTGGAAATACTGCAAAAGTAAATTTAATAGTAACGGGTGAATTTAAAGAAGTATTGGTTGATCCTCAACAATTTGGAATTGAAAGAATTATATCTATTTCCGCAAAAGGGGGGAATGGTAAAAATGCAGTTTTTGAACCTATCATTAAAAAACAATTTAGAGAAATTGTTTTTAGTGCAGAAATTTTAGATCTTGGCGGATCTCTTGATTTGCAAAATGATTCTTTCATCTTTAAAGAACCACATGGTTTAAATAACGGTGAAAAAATAGTTTATAATCCCAATGGAAATTTGGGAATTGGTATCGGATCATTTGCAGGTTCAAATTTGGATAGTGGAGAATATTTAATTAATGGTGCAACTTATTTTACAAAGGTCCTCAATCCAAATAGTATTCAAATATTTTCAAGTTATTCAGATTTAAATAGTGGTATTAATACTATTGGACTAACAGATGTCAATACTTATGGAATCCATAAGTTTAGATTATTTGAACCAATCAAAGTTTTATCCTACGTTAGAGTTGTCAATCCAGGAGAAGGATATTCTTATAAGTCTTTAAATGTTAATGCATCTGGAATATCAACACAAACTAGTATTATAACCTTCAAAGAACATAATTTTAATGAAGGTGATTTGATTAATTATTCTTATAGTCAAGAACCTATAGTTGGATTATCAACATCTAAAAAATATTATGTTTTAAAAATTAATGATAATTCATTCCAATTATCTGATGGTGGAGGAATAGATGACGATGAAACAACAACTAGTAAGTCAAATTATATAAAAAAAAATCCAACAATTATATCTTTGGTCGGAAATGGGTATCATACTTTTTCATATCCAAAAATTTCTGTAAAGGTAGATGCTGAGTACAGTGGGATTACTTCTGCCATAAATTTAACACCAATAGTTAGAGGAAAAGTTACTGGTGCATATTTGTACGATCCTGGATCTGATTACGGAACTACCGCACTCAACTTAAATATTAAACCTTTAATAAGTATAAAGAAAGGTTCTGGATCTCAATTAAAACCTTTAATTTTTAATGGAAAAATAATATCAGTTCAAGTTCAAAATAAAGGATCCAATTATGATGAATCTATTGATTTGGAAGTAATTGGTAGTGGGATAGGTTGCAAATTACGAGCTGTTGTAATTGATGGATTACTAGATTCTGTAGTAGTTTTAAATTCAGGTGTTGGGTATGATAACTCCACCACCATTATCGTGTCTACAATTGGGCAAGGAGTAGTTTTAGTTCCAACTATAAGATCTTTAATAGTTAATGATTATTATAGATATCCTGGTGAATTTTATTTAGAAAATAAAGAAAAAACAGGATTAACATATGGAATAAATGGATATTATTCGTTTAGAGAAGGTGTAGAATTTAATGATCCAGATCCAATCATATTCCACTCTAGAATAATTGGATGGGCAAAAGACGGTAATCCAATATATGGACCGTATGGATATAAAGATCCTTTCAATTTCTCTTCTGAAGCTATTACATTAAAAACTGGATATGAGTTGCAACCATCAAATATTAATAATAGACCATCTTTAGATATATTACCTGCTGGATTTTTTGTGGATGATTATAAATTTACAAATTCTGGAGATTTGGATGAGCATAATGGAAGATTTGCCAAAACTCCAGAATTTCCGAATGGGGTATATGCCTATTTTGTAAGCACTAAACTAGACATTAGTACTTCTGCCCAAACAGAAATAGTTCCAGAATTTCCATATATTATTGGCAATTCTTTTAGATCCAAACCATCAGATAATTTTATCTTAGATCAAAATTTAGATTTAGATGCTGATTTATTATTAAGAAATACTTTCCCATATAGAGTTAATAGAAAAAATTCTGGAAATTATTTTTTACCAAAAAATTACGGATTAAAACAAAAATGTGAGATAAAATCTGTAGATACCGGATCATTAGAAAACATATTAGTTGAAGTTCCAGGATCTGGATATAGTGTTGGTGATAGTGTTATTTTCGATAATGCAGATACTGGTGGGTCGGGGGCATCTGCCATAGTTTCTAGTGTTTTTAATGGAGTAGATATTGAGAGAATTAACACTACATATACCCAATATGAAAATGTTGTATTTTCTTGGGAAAATAGTAATTCTATAGTAGCAACTGTTTTACCATCCCATAATTTTTCAGATCAAGATTATATTCAAATTAGTGGTTTAAGTACTTCATCAATAAAAAGGTTGAGTGGAAATCATAAAATAAAAGTTGATACTGCATCTTCAATTTTGCTTAGAGATTTAAGTTCGGCAAATACAGTTGGTGTAATTACAGACATCTATTTGGACAAACCATTACCTAATGTTAGTATTGGTAGCAGCATTTCAATAGGGGATGAAAAATTTACTATTTTAAACATTTTTGATGACAATATATTAAGATGTCAACGTAATCAAACAGGAATATCGCATACGTCATCATCAACAGTAATTGAAATACCTTGCAAATTCAAAATAAATTTAAATGTAAATAATTTTGTTTCAAACAATAAATCGATAGTTTATTTCAATCCCAATCTTTCAATTGGTGTTGGGACTGCCGATGGACTTGACGTTCTTTCCACTCAATATTACGGAGACTTTGCTAAAAAAGTTTCTATACCAACAAGATCAATATATTTACCAAATCATCCATTTGAAACAAATGATATTATTTCATTAACAGTTAGTCGATCATTAAATAATACACTAATTACAGTTTCTAACTCCCCATCTTCTAATCAATTTTCTATTCCAAGTGATGTTAATCAAAGTGTAGACTTGTATGTAATTAAAAAATCAAAAGATTTTATTGGCATAGTAACTCAAATTGGTTTAACTACAACATCTTCTGGTTTGTATTTTATATCAAACGGTTCAAATAGTTATGACTATAAATTTGAACAAGTAGAATCTGCCAATAAAATAGTAACTGGAACTGCATCAAAGATAAAATCACAAATTATTACTTCCAATCCACATAATCTAAACAATGGAGAAACTATTAATCTTGAAGTTATTCCAAACACAACTTCTGGTGGGATAACCACTTCATTACCATTAAAAGTAAAATATAATTCAAATTTCCATAAACTTTTAGTTGACGTAATATCTTTTAATTCATCTGGAATAAACACTTCAAAAAATACTATTACAATACCGTCTCACAAATTTTACACCGGTCAAAAAGTTTTTTATGATACAGAAAATTATATTAACGGTGGAATTTCAACAGGCATTTACTACGTAAATAAAGTTGATAGTAATATAATTAAATTGTGTGAAACTTATTACGATTCAGTATCTTTCCCAGTACAGGAATTAGATATACAAAATATTGGTGGTAGTGGGCAAGAGTTATCCACAATAAATCCACAAATAATATCAATAAGAAATAATAATCTTTCTTTTGATCTTTCAGATTCTTCATTAACTGGATATAATTTTAATATTTTTTATGATAAAAAATTCAATAAGAATTTTGTTTCAACTGGATTAACATCAAGATTTAATGTGGAAACTAGTGGAACTCTAGGTATTAATGGGTCTCTTACGGTCAATTATGACAGTTCAATTCCACCATTATATTACACACTAACTAAAGATGGTTATCCAATATTTTCAAATACCAATGAAACTGATTATCAAATAATATTTACAGAAAGTTTATATAATAAGACAAATTATGTTATTTCTGGAGTATCAAATACGAGTTTTTATGTTAGTTTAAACACTATACCAGAAAATTTAAATTATGTTTCTGGAGAAAATGCAAACATACGTTATTATACAGATTCAAAAAATACAACTGGACCAATACATTCACTAAAACTTTTAAGTGGTGGATCTGGATACACACAATTGCCAAGAATAATAGGAATTGATACTGCTTTTTCAAAAAGAATATCTGGAAATAGTGCTTTAATTTCTATACAATCTGATTCTATTGGTAAATTAAAATCAATTGAAATTTCCAACGATGGTTTTGATTACCCATCAGATAAGACTTTGCGCCCATCCGCAAATTTAAATACATTATTACTATTATCAAATAATGAGGAAATATCAGAAATTAAGGTTGTTTATGGTGGAAAAAATTACCTTTCAAAACCAAATTTTGTTTTAGTTGATACTTTGTCAAGAAAAAAAGTTTCTCCTGGCATAATAGAACTTGGATTAAATGGAAGTTCAATTGGAGATGTAAGAATAATATCAAGACCAAAAGGATTATCATCTTCCTCCCACAGGTTATATGTTGTTAATAATAGTAATGGTGTCACTATTACTGGTGTAACAACAACGGTAAATGGAATAGTTCATGCTAATGTTAGAACTCCTCCAATTTATGGATTTACTACTCCACCATTTGTTCCTGGTGATTATATTTTTGTTGAAGGTGTTCAAAAAGGAGGATCCGAAGATGAATTTGGAAATATAACTTTTCCTGGAGATGGATTTAATTCGGAAGATCATGGATACAATTTCTTTAAAGTTGTTGATTTTATAAATGATGCTGGAAGTGCAGTATTAAAATATGATGTATCACCATATACATTAAACCCAGGAATACCAGTAATAAGTCAAACGGTATACAGTTCTGCAATAAATCAAAATGTTTATCCTGTGTTTGAAATAACTCAAATAAAAAGTGCTTTTATTGATGGTGAAAATTTGTATCTAAATGAAACTTCAACAGAAATTCAAATTAAAGGTTTATTGAATAATTCAATTAATGTTTCCAAAACATCAGATAACATCAAAAAATTTGATGTTATCAAGGGAACTATTTCCAATTCAACGGCAGTAGTATCTGATATATTTGAGTATTCTGCAAGATTTAATTATTCTTCTCTTAGTAAAGCCTCTGTTGGGTGGTCTAATGATACTGGAAAATTAAATTTTGACACTCAATCTTTACCAGATAATGATTATTATCAAAATTTATCATACTCAATTAAAAGTAATGTGGAGTATGATAAATTTTCAGAAGCACTCAATAAATTAGTACATCCAATAGGAACTAAGAATTTTGGAGAAATAGGATTTAGTTCTTCATCCAAAACATCAATTGGTGGAACTTCTTCATTAACAACTGTTCTAAATTTAGACAACGAGAATAGTGTAGATATTATTAAAAACTATGATTTAGTAGTTGATTATGAACCTTTTTCTGGATCTTCTTCCAATATTAAATTACTGAATAAAAAATTGAGTAATTATATTGAATGTAAATCAAATAGAGTACTACCAATAGATGATATTAGTAATAGTTTTTCTAGCTCAGAATTTAATAAGGATGAATTTTTGGAAGCAGTTTCCTATGACATAAATGGATTTTATTCTAAATTTTTAGTTCAAGTTTATAATACACCACAAACTGAAAATGAAGAAAAGTCTTACCAAATTTCCGATTTAGTAATTTTGAATGATTTTAAAAATACGTATACTTTAAACAAGAGTGATCTTTATACAAATTTTAGTCTTGGGGATTTTAAAGGAGAACTTAATAATGTTGGAGATCCTACTTTACTATTCACTCCAGCAGATCCTTATAATACCAAATATGAATTAAAAATTTATAGAGAATCTTTTACTTTACCAAATGTTACTGGATTTGGAATTACTGATTATGGATTTCTTAGATTGTTTAGTGAAGCAAGAACTGTAAAAAATCAAGTTGGATTTACAACATCTGTTTTTAGAGCATTATCTTCGGATTATCACACAATACATTCATCATCTTTAATTATTAATACATCAGATTATTCTTTAAATTATTACGAAGTTGTTGGAACTTATGACGGAACTAATACTCATTTGGCCGAATTTTATTTTGATTCATCACAATATTTGGGTGGATATTCTAGTGGATATATTGGAACTTTTGGATTAGTAGAAAATTCTGGAATTCTAAGTTTAAATTTTACAAATAATACTAACGATAATATCGTAATTAAATCAAAAACTGTTGCAATAGGAAAAACCAGCCTTGGAGAAGGTGTGCATAGGTTTTTAGTGGAAGATCAAATACCAGGATCAGAAAAAACTTGTAGAATTGAAAGTGATTACTTATA